TTATTAGCATTAGCTATAGATGACATAGTTCTTGTTAATGATGTTAAAGTACTATGTGCAGTTGGGTTATGTAGTATACAAGCTTCTTGTGCAAAAGTACCTGATAAAGAATTATTATAAAGCTTCATATTACTTTGTTCATTATCTTTAGCTATAAATAAATCATTATCATTATCTACTTTAGCTTTCTGAGATATCTTTTTAGCTATATTTCTTTTCTTAACATTAGTAAAGATAAACTCAGACAAGATAGATTTCTTAACAGAACTATTTACATATGCTGTAAAGGTAGGTGCTAAAATATTATTATTAGTTATGTTATCATTAATATAACCTAATAAACTTCCATTCTCTACTTTTCTATCACCATTCTCTTGTCTAGAAAAATACTTAATATTCTTATCTCTAAATTTATCTTTCATTATAGCTTTAGCTACTTCAGTAGCTTTTTCTATAGATACTTTTCTTTTAGTAGATATATAAAAAGCTAATTGATCTAAATAACTTTTTACTGGATTAAGTTCTGTTTTATATTGTTCTTTAGGTAGTACAAAAATATCAGTCATTTTAATCTCTCATTAGTAATCATTCCATTTAAATTTTTAGTAAAAAAGTATATTTTTAAATTAAAATGAATAACTTGGATATTAAATAAGGATAACTAAAATGCAAGAATATTTTTATATAGGTGGTATAAAATTATCTACTCCTGAATACATTAAATCTAAAGAAAAAAAGATTAACGAAGTTAGATTAATTACTGTTAATCCTATTTTAGGTAATAAATATATATTACAAGAACATGATGATCCTGGTATTATTCTAATCATTATTATGTTATTTTTATTATTAAAGAAGTTATGAAAATAGTAAATTCTGAAAATAGTTAAGCTACATATATATTAGTTGAGCATATAATACAAAAGGTTTTTTATGAACAAGTTAACATTATTTAATTTATCAGGAAAATTAGAAACAAATGACCATATTCTTGCTAATCACATTAGAGATTTTCTAGACAAATATTATACTGTTAGAACAAGGTCTTTTAACAATAAACAAATGGATGAAAAAGTATATGCTAGTAAAATAGCTTCTGAAAATACTTATTATTTCCATATTAATCAACTTAAACATTTCTATTATTATTTAAAAACTATTAACTATACTCTTAAGTTAGATGAAAGAATAGATAACAGAGATTATAAAATAGAAAAATGTTTCTTTAAAATTAGAGAAGGTTGGGTTCCTAGAGATTATCAAGAACCTATTATTGATTTCATTCTTACTCCTAATTTAGATAGTAAAGAACTTACAGGATCTAAATTAGTACCTATAGCTACAGGTAGAGGTAAAGCACAGCCTTTAGATGCTAAAATAAAAGTACCAGGTGGTTGGTCTACAATGGGTGCTATGCAAGTAGATACTATTATTACTGCTAAAGATGGTAGTCCTACTAAAGTAACAGGTGTATATCCTCAAGGTAAAATGCCTGTATATAAAATAACATTTATAGATGGTAGAACATGCGAAGCCTCTGATGAACATTTATGGAAAGTATTTATTAAAGACGAAAAGAAAGAAAATAGAAAATATCAAATAGTTAATACTTTAAGATTAAAAGAACTAACTGAAAGAAATATTCTTGTTAGTTATTTAGATTTAATTGATCCAGAAATATTATCTAATATTAATTTACCAATAAATCCTTATTTATTAGGGGCTTTATTAGGTGACGGAGGATTTACATTAGGTTCTATAAAAATAACTAAATATGATAAAGAATTTATAGATAAAATAAAGACACTTATACCAGATTCAATGGAACTAGTTACATATGATGATATAAGATGGAAAATTGTAAATAAAGTAAAAGGTTTAAATAAAAGTTTTTTAATAACAGAATTAAGAAAATTAGGGTTATTAGGTAAATATAGTTATGAAAAATTTATACCTAATGAATATCTATTTAGTTCTACTGAACAAAAAATAGAATTATTACAAGGATTATTAGATACAGATGGTTCTATTAATAAAAATGGAAGTATTATATATGGAACAAGTAGTTATTTTCTAGCTAAAGCTGTTCAATATTTAATTAGATCTATAGGAGGATTAGCTAATATAAGTAGTAGTATACCTTATTATACTAAAAATGGTATAAAATGTCAAGGTAAACTTGCATATAAAATAGGTATAAGATATAAATATCCAGAAAAATTATTTACATTAACTAGAAAATTAGATAGGTTAAAAGGATATACTAAAAGAGCTAATAATTTAAAACTTAGAATAGAATCAGTAGAGTATATAGGTGAAAAAGAAACACAATGTATCTCTATAGATCATCCTGATAAACTTTATATTACGGATAATTTTATAGTGACACATAATACATCTGTATCACTTTTTGCATTAGCTAAAATACAACAACGTATAGGTATAGTTATACTTCCTATTTTTATTGATCAATGGATAAAAAGTATAGCTACTGTACATGAAACTACTACTGATAAAGTAATGGTTATTCAAGGATCAAAAGCTTTAAGATTACTTATTCAATTAGCTAAAGAAGATAGTTTAGAATCTCCTTATATTATTTTCTCTTCTAGAACATTACAAGATTTTGTTACAGCATATGAAAGTAATCCGGAATTAACAGAAGAAATGTATGGTATTAGACCTATAGAACTATTTCCTTTATTAGGAATAGGTGTATTATTAAACGATGAATCTCATGCTCATTTTCATGCGCTATTTAAAATACTACTGCATACTAATGTTAAATTTCAAATAGGTTTATCAGCTACTTTAATTTCTGATAACTGGATTATTAAAAAGATGCATAACATTATGTATCCTAAAAATAGTATATATGAAACAACTGAAACTAATAGATATACAGATATATATGCTATATCATATACTATAAGTCCTAATAATTTAAGACATATAAAAACTAATAATTATGGTAGTAATATGTATTCTCATACAGCTTATGAAAAGAGTATAATGAGAAGAGATCATATGTTAGTTAGTTATTACAAATTAATTACTAATACTATAGACGATTACTTTATTGAAGAATACTTAGCTAATGATAAGTTATTAATATTTGTAGCTACTGTTGAATTAGCTTCTAATTTAGTTAAACATTTAACTTTAAGATATCCTAAGTTTAATGTTAAAAGATATTGTGAAGATGACCCGTACGATAATCTCCATAATTCTGACATAATTGTCAGTACAGTTATATCTGCAGGTACAGCTGTAGATATCAAAGATTTAAGGGTCTGTATACAGACTATAAGTATATCTTCTTCTGTGTCTAATTTACAGTCTTTAGGTAGATTAAGAAAGCTTAGTGACAGAGATGTTAAATTCTGTTATCTCTATGCAGGTAATCTAAATAAGCAAAAAGAGTATCATATAAAAAGAGTAGAATTATTTAAAGATAAAAGTAATAAAATTATCTATAGATCATCATCTGTTGGTTTGTAACAAATTCATTAACTTATTAAAAAGGAAACAATTGTGAGATTTAGAAATGTGTTTTTAGGTATAGGATCTTTACTTGTATTTTTAGTATTATTGTTATCTGATCCTGATTCAGAAATAGTACAAAATTTACCATTTGGTGCATCTACTATAGCTACAGTTATAATTCTTATTACTAGTATATTTTATATAGGTTTTCTTCACTTCTCACGAAAAGCTCTGTTAGATTATATTGACTTAGAAGAGTTATTTGATAAAGCTAAAATGACACCCGAAGGGGCAGGTCTAGCATTGATCGCTGTTAGTATCATGATGGTGTCTATTTCGTTAATGGTAATGGCTGCAGTAAAGTAAATTAAAACTATGTAACTGTCAGTGTCTAAAAAGTCACTGACAGTTATTAGTAATAAATAGCAATTTTTAAGGTGAACATTAATGCAAAATACTGGTAAAAAAGCAATTGAAATCTGCACTAGTTTTGAACATAGTTTATCTGAAGAATTCTTTTCTTTCTTAAAAGAAATGTTTATAGAAGATGATCCTAAAATAATTCGTGTTAAGATTACATATAATTCAACTAGTACACTTAATAAGAAAAAACTTAAGAATCTACTATTAACTATATTAAGAAGAGATTTAGATAGTAAAACTAATATGAATGATGTAAATGATATTAGAGAAAAAAATGCTATCTTTATTGTTAAAGCAAAAGAAATTTCTGAAGATATAAAGATAAATACACATTATACACGTGATATAATTTTTGAATTAGATGATGAACAATGTAAACATGATGTTAGAATAAAAGCAACTAGGATAATAAATACTATATATAATGAGAGTACGGATATAATTAATTACCAATAAAAGGTTATTGTGAATACTAAAAAACTGTATACAATTTGTAAATATGCTAAAGATGAAATATATGAAAGCTTTTATATAAGTGATCCTAAGTTAGGAGTAAATATAGGTAAATCAGCTTACTATACTTTTACCGGTAAAGGATCAGGAATTAAGTTACTTTACAATGATATTGAAGAAGCAAATAAAGATTGTGATAAGTTAAATAAAGTCAATATGACAGGACACTATGCAGTTTGTATAGTTGCTTAATTATTTGAAACGAGTAAGTTTAATATATCTAACATTTTCCTCCCTGGTGATTAGGATATAGTAACATGGTAAAACATGATATGTATTTACTCAATTCAACCTTTTACATACACCTATAAGCAATTATAGGTGTATGTATTTTTTTTCTTTTTTCATTTTATTAGTAATTTCTTTTTTAACATATTATTAACATTTACACCATTACTCCAAACTAAAACATCTATTTCATCGGGTGGTGTATAATTCATAACTTCAATAACAACATCTAAATTAAACTTAATCATATAGTCTATATCTCTCTTTTCTATTTTTGAAATATCTACATTAATTAGATTACAATTAAATAATTTATAATGATTAGTTTCTAATTCAACTAATAAGATTAATATATTATCGTTTAAAATTTCTATTAATCTAGCATTATATTTATGTGCTATATAAATCATTTTTAGTCTCCTTTATACTAGTATTATAAAAATTTTTAAAAAAGAATTTTAATTGCATAATGTGGTTACTTCCTAAAGAAGAAAGAAAACAAAATGGATTATAGGATACTACTTACAAAAATTCTAACTTTACTATATAGGTCTAGAATTTTAAACAATGTTGAACATGATGATTTAATTAGAACATTATTAAACACTATTAAAACAGATACTCCTGAACTTAATTTCTCAGGTCATAATACCATTAAACAATTAAAAGATTTTTGTTTAGAGTTATTAGAAGATAAGGAAGAAGTTGCAAAAGAAGTCATAGTTCAAAGATTAAGTATTGTATTAGAGAATGATGACAAGCTTTATAAAATAACTAAAGAAGCTATTGAAGTAGAGTATGATGATAGTACTAGTAAAAGAATTATTACCTCATTAGTTAAGTTATTGAATAATTATTATAAAGAATCATTAGCTATTGATCTTATTAATAGAATTAACTATGAAGTTAAGTTCAATAGGAATAAGATAACGAATTTTTCAGATTATTTAAAGAATGCTATAACTCAATTAGAACCATTAGCTAATTCTATATCTACTATTAAAGATCCTGGTATGATATCAGAAGTAGATTTTGAGAATCCAGATAATCTTAATTTGATATTTGATGAAGTTAAAAGCATTAATAATAATACTGGAATTTACACTACAGGTTGGCAAGGTCTTAACACTATGTTACAAGGTGGTATAAGACGTGGTGAACTTATTACAGTAGGTGCTTTACAACATAAATATAAAACAGGTTTTACATTAAGTTTATTCATGCAAATAGCAAGATTAAATAAACCTATAGTTCTACCTAATAGTCAAGATAAAAAACCTTTAATGTTAAGAATTTCATTTGAAGATTCATTGACTAATAATTTACAGTTCATGTATCAGTATTTAAAACAACATGATGATCCTAACTTTGATATTAAGATGTTAGATACTTTAAATACATCAGACATGAGTAGTTACTGTGTTGGTAAATTAACATCAACTGGATTTCATATTAAGATGATGAGAGTAGATCCATCACAGTGGACTTATCTTAATATCGTCAATAAGATTATAGAATTAGAGGCGCAAGGATTTGAAGTACATATCTTAATGTTAGATTATATTTCATTATTACCTACTACAGGTTGTTCTACAGGTCCTATGGGATTTGATAAGAAAGACTTATTAAGAAGAGTGCGTAACTTTTGTAGTGCTAGAAATATAGCCGTTATAACACCGTTACAACTTTCTTCTGAAGCTAAAATGTTATTACGCAATGGTGTACCTGAACAACAGTTAGTTAATGATGTAGCTGAAAAAGGTTATTATGATGGAACAAAATCTATAGATCAGGACATAGATTGTGAACTATTTATTCATCTATTTAATTATAAGAAAAGAAAATACTTAGCAATAAGAAGAGGTAAACATAGATTACCTACTGTTATTGATGATAGTGATAAATATATGTTATTAAGATTTCCTGGATTAAATATACCTATTTTAGAAGATATAGATAAACCAATTAGTAGTTTTAAAACATTACCTAGAGAAGCAGAAGACAGTAATAAAGATAGTATGTTAAATGAAATTTTAAATTAATTAAGTTACCCATAAGTTTAAGTACTTATGGGTAATTGTCTATTTGAATTATATATAATTACATATATCTTAATAGTTAGTATATTATTTAAACTAAAAAGGAGAATAATTATGTCTAAAATAACTGGTCCTATTAGTACAATGCCTAATCATCATCACGAAGTTCCATTGAATACTTTCTGCGATACTCATGAAGATAAATTAGCTATTAAAAGAATTCAAGGTGAAACTGATAGCATGGGTAGTGAACTTATCGATATGTGTCTAGAATGTTATAATGAATATCTGGCTTATCGAATTAAGGTTAAACAAGAAGTTAGTTGTTGCGATTGGTGTAAAAAAGAAAGTACTAATTGTACACCTACTAGAGATTTTGAAGAAGGTTTATATGGACGTATTTATGATGTATGCCTTAGATGTAGACAAAAACAAAATGAAAATATAGATAATCATTACGATTAAATAAAAAAGGAGATTAAAATGACTGGCGATAAAATGAAGTTAAGTAATATGTGTTATGGTAATAAATCTGATCACTGGGTAGCTAATGAAGTACGTATGCTTATGCGTGATCAATTAAACCATGAATCAATTTGCACTGCTGCGAGGGATCGCATCATGTATCTTAGTCAAGAAGTGCAAAGGTTAACAGAACGTGAAACTGAAGCTAAAAATATACTTGAAAATTGTCCTAAGGATAACGATGTAGATAAATGGTTAGCTAATGATAATCCTGTTAATAGTTATAATGTAAATAAATTTAAAACTCAATTAGAAATCATTGAAGGCATTAAAGATAGTTTTACAACAATATTCGATATTGAAACTTGTACGACTAAAGAAGTATTACAATTCCTCACCAATATCATTGACACTAAACAAAAACATTTAAATCAACAGATCATCGTAGATAGTAAACTATAAAAATTTGAAAATCTTTCGGTTACATATATACTATTTGAGTTTTCTAATTATTTAAAAAGGAAAATAAAATGAAAAGTATTCTTAATACAAAAGAACTTTGTGTTATGTTAAATGAAAGAACATATCAACATAATAGTAATCTAGATACACGACCATTTATATTTGACATATCTGGTGATCCTGTAAGATTTCCTGATATGTTTAAAGATATATCTTCTTATTTACATGAAGATACACTTGACTTAATCAAGATAAGACAAACAATTAAATTTCTTAATAACCTTTATTCTGGAGATAAAATTTATATTCCAGGTATAGAAGGTGATATTAGGAAAATTGATATTCTTATAACTAAACTTTCTGATGGTCAATGGGAAGTAATTGAAGAAAAAATGACATGGGGATATATACCTGATGACATTAAACCTATAGTAATATAGTTAAATATCTCCTGGCTAAATAACTAGGAGATATTTTTTTTTTTCATAATTGAAAAATATTATGATTTAATAAGATTATTAACAGGAGATATAAACATGACAACAGATTTAAATGTTCAAGAACAACAAACTGCTATACAAAGCAATAAAGTTCTTGACAATAGCATTGTAATATCAAATATAGTAGAATTGTCAACTAGTGTTATTAAGAAATTAGCTGGTAAAGATATAGCTGATAGTTTAAATGATTCATCATTAAATAGAGATGTCGTTAATAATCTTATTGTTAATCGATTAAAAGAAGTAATTTTACTATAAAAGGAATTAACATGCTATCTCCAAAAACAGTTTCAATATCAACTAATCTTGCCACTGTAATTACTAATCAAAATAAAAAACTTATTCCTAAACAAAATACATTATTAAATGAGTTAACTAATTCTATTAGATCTGGTATTTTTTCTAAGATAGAAACTACTGAAGTTATTGAACCTGTTATTTATAATGCTAGTCTAGGTAAAGAAGTAGTAAATAATAATGCTAAAAACTATATTCAGTCTGACCATGATACTATCATGGATAATTACATAGATGATTTATCTAATCTTATTTCTAATTATTTACAATTTGCACGTAATGTTGTTAATAAAGAAGTAAAGATTTTTAAAGATGAATTAGAAACTTCGTTAGATAGTCATAGGTATAATGAACCTGAAGATATCTTTAATATTAGTTATTTTAGAATCCATGATGTTTTTAATACTACTCTTATTGAAAATGAAATTAATCAATATGGTTCTAGTAAAAACAATTTATCAGTAGATCCATTAGCTACTGAAAAAATAACTTCTGAAATAGTTAATGTAGAAACATATTTGTTATCTGGTGATGAAAGCATTGATAGTTTAATTGCTAACTGGATAAAAGTATCTGGTAAAGAAAAGATATTAGGTTTTATAAATTCTAATGTTAGAAGTTATGATTTAGATTTACCTGATATGCTTAACTATAATTTATCTAATTATTTATTCTATAGAAATTTAACTGAAAAGTTAGATATTAATTTTGGTTTAACAACTTTACAGTTAAGAGCTAAAGCTAGTAATAATAGAGATTTCTTTGGTAAAGGTTTATATTTTACTTTAGAGTTATATAATAAACAAATTAAACAAGGTGTATTATTAACTAGTTCATCTGATACTAAGTTTAGTTATTTTAATGATACTAAACTCAATATTACTATTTATGAAAAGAGCTTTGAAGTATTAGCTGAAAATCAATGTCCTATAGAAACTCTATTTGGTTATATCTCTTATACGTCAAGTAAAGATATAACTGTAAATGGTCTTATGGAAAAGAAAGATTTTTACTTAGATAAATGGACTAGTATTAGAAATCTATATTTAGTTAAGTTAAATGATTCTAAGTTAGATACATTTAAACAATTAGTTAAGATAACTTTTGATAAAACTCTTAGTCAAGCATCTGAAGAAGAGAAAGAAGGTAAAGGTCTTAATGTAGATAACTATGATAAAGAAACACTTAAGTTATTTGATAGCTACATTGATAATCTTAAGTTAAGTGAGATAAGTGATCTTACTAAGATTAGCTTAATCATTGTTGCTCAAATAAGATTTAGATATTCTAATGCTTTTTATATCCTTAATACAATGGATGAAATCTTAAGAACATCTGATAAGATTAGAGTTGATGAAGCAGCTTTATATGCTTGCATAAGCTATTTAACTGATCATTTAATAGAACAGTGTGATATCATTACCATTAATTAATAAGAATGCTTTCTAGGGCCTTTAAAAGGCTCTAGGAAGCATTTTAATATATGAGTAGTAAATGGAAAGTTGAAAAAACTTCAGTTACATATATAATAATTGAAATAAAGCTATGATTTATTATAGCTAAATGATCAAACTAGTTACAATTTTTTAATTAAAAAAACTGGAGATAAATATGTCGTTACGTATATTTAAAACAAATTTAAAACGTACTAATACCGCAGATAAAGAAGCAAGGGAAATGTATGATAATGCAAGACAAGAAGAGTTAGAAGATGGTCTTGCATTTGGTCAAGGTATGCTGCATGAATATTCTACTGAGGCTACTAGATATGCTAGACGATGTTATGTCAGATTGAAACGTTCTTTAATAAAACTTTATCCTCGTCAAAGAAAAATGATGATAAGGAAAATAAATGCAAAAAAAGGTCTTCGCAATACTTTAGATAAAATACTTTTATCATGACATGGGAGATTGTTTTGGAAACAATTAAAGTAGGTCCTAAAGGAAGAGTAGCTACAATTCCTGATGACTGGTATTTGGTTAAAACTGGTATTTGTATAGCTGGAGATATGTTTGCAAATACTACCAGTGGTAAGTTTCAACTTGTAGAGTCTGATGACATTGGTATGTCGTCAGACTCATTTGATGCTTTAATCAGAAAAGTTAAGGAGAAATAAAATGTATAAACAATTTATTAAAATGAAACCAGTTTACAAAATTGTAGATCCTGATCAACCTAGTTATAATCAACAATATGGTTATACTGTTGATAATCAAGATGTATTGTTCATGACAAATTTTAATTCAAATCTTGAACACATTTACCGTGAAGCAATTCGTACATATAAAGGGTCCGGTATTTTCGGTATCTGTAATGAGGCTTTCTTCTTTGATGAAGATGAAGGAATATCTGGTTTACTTAGTGGTCATAAAGCTCTTTATATGAGTAGATATGGTAAC